ACAGACGTTTACTCCAACTTGGTCTCAAGACAAACTGGAAGGTTAAGGAGAATCCTTTACCGTGGATGGAAGAGTTATTAGGTGGTAGCAGTATGTCAAACTTCTTTGAGAAGAGGGTAACAGACTACAATGCACATGGTTTGGAAGGAGATGATTGGGGATGGTAGCGGCAAGATTTCACCATGTCTTTGGTCTGTCGATTGAGACCGTACAAAGTCAGCCTGTGTTGGGCTGGAAGATGGAAGAAGAGATTGACGAAGCTCAAGTATACTTCTTTGATGGGTTTGTTATTAACATCCCCTTTGTTAAAATTATGATAGGGGATGTCTTTGATGTTTTTGAATAAGTTTCTCCAGTGAGACTTTTGCCCTCTTCGGAGGGCTTTTTTTATTCTTCTTCAGACTTTGATTGAATCTCAGAGCGTCCGGTATATACGCTTGGCGTAGCCCCTGCAATCCGAATCTTTCCTATGACAGCTAACATCTGGAGAGCCTGAATCTGCTTAGGGCTGATATCGGCTACATCGCCTTTCAAGGCCGCTGTCAGAGCTTTACGTGCTTCCGGGTTGTTAGCAAGGTATGAAGCCATCTCAGGCTCAAATTTACCCTTTCTAAGTAATACACCGATGTTATTTGCAAGTTCACCAAGATAGCGTCCTTTTGGCCCTGATGCCGCACCTAATGCTTCTGCAACAGTTTTACCGACACGGTATGCCTGCGCCATCTCGACAGTGCCTTGAACATCCCGGTCGTACCTCGCCATAATCCCATCCAAGGATGAAAGGAATGCATCAAACTGATTAATCTGACCTTTGTCGTTAAACAGCAACTGATTTTTCTTGAGATCTCGTGAGGCTTCACGCATCTTTTTAAAGTCGATATAGCCTGCATCATCTCGGAGACTTTTAAAGGTTTCTTCAAACACTAAAGACTTGGTACGTGCCCATAATAATGGATCTTCTTTCTGTACCAAAGACACCACAGTTTTAATCTGAGTTGGTGAGTTGGATATTGCTTTTAGCTCATTTAAGAATCGACCATCATTTGTTACATCAAGACCATTCAATCCAAACTTTACAAAACTCTGACGTGATTCTGTTTCATAGTTTTCTAGTCTGGTCTTAAAATTAGCTCGTGCATCAGTAATTGTTTTTGCGGCCTTTGTCTGCTGTTCAGTCAGTTTAGGATCATCTAACGCTGATTTGAATGCAAAGATCAATTCTCTTGCCATCGCCTTTGCTGGCCCCGGTGTCAGCGAATCAAAGCCTTTACCTTTACCAGTATACGCAATTTGATTCAGCTCTGCCATCGTAGCTTGAATCTCTTTGGCAGTCAGATCACGTTGATTACCATCAGCATCATACAAAAATCCGATATAGTTTTCTAATACCCGCCTTTGCTGTGCCCGGTTGTTTACATCAACAGCGGCATCAATATCTTCTAAGGCATCGTATTTTGAAACAATTGCATCAAATTGACTACTGACACCAGACATATCGAAATATACATCATCTGGAATCTTATCAAAGTCTGCCCGGTTTGCAGTCTTTAGTGTATTCAGACGATTCGATTCCCATTTTTGGAATGCTTTATGAACACCGGATGCAATCTCTTCAGCATCTCTTGGATTGGTTACTGTAGAGCCTGCAATCGCCTGCATTTGATTTTCAACAGCCAGCGAGCGCTTACGATCTTCCATTAACCAAGCACTAACATTACGCTGTCCAAGTGCTGTGGTAGGATCTTTTCTACCGATCTCTTCCTTAACCAAAACTTCTTTAGCTTTCGTGATTGCATCAAGCTGTTCAGGACTACCATCAGGAAGTTCCAGTGCTTTACGATACATTTGCATTCCAGCGGTTTCTTGAACGCCTGTAGCTTGTGTCAGTGCTCGTCCAGATTCAACAGCTTCTTGATCAACCTGTCTCTTTGTGACTTTAGGCCCACGTAATCCACCTGTGCGTCCTGTAGGCACCATTGAAATAGCGGCACCAGCGACAGCATTCTCTTCAGATGCAAAACCACCTGCTACAGACTGCCCGCCACGGATGGCCGCACCGAGAATGCTCTTAGCCACGAATGGCCCGCCTTCACCTAAATAGAATAATCCACGCTCAGTGATAGGCGCATTAGGATCAATTGTTGCGCCAGCGGCAGTAGCGGCTTTTTGATACGATGATCCTAGCTCTGTGTCGCCAACACCCATTTGCCCGGTCATGACATCAAAGTATGGAACTTTAATATCATCTCCGGTCACATATTCGTAACCGGCTTCAAACAATGCCGGGAGTTCATATGGCATAGTAATGGTACCGGCTCCAAAGCTTCCTAATCCTTTGACAAGACCGGCACCCATTCCATAGGTTGCAGAAAGTGCATCTTTTCCAAAATTCAACGCCGCTTCACCAGCAGAGATATCTTCTTGTGGCGCAGTTTGCTTTGGCTGTACTGCGGTCTCTCCAGTCCGGGTTCTGTTCTGTCTTGCCTGTAAAGCTTCTCGCTGTTCCGGTGTCAATCCCGCCATTATTGCGCTCCTGATGTCAGTTGCTGATCAATGAAGTCCAGTATCGCTACCTCATCGTCAGTTAATTTGTCAATACCCTTAGCAACTAAGAAGTCTAACGAGCCTTTGAGTCCTCCTTTCTGAGACAACAGGTAACTATACTTATTCACCTGTGTTTGTGTCAGATCACTCATTTGAGGCGGTACACGCACATTTGCTCTTGAGATTGAAGCGTTCGGTGCTTGGTTTTCTGTGCTGGTATCGATTCCTTCACCAGTATACAATTGCTCCAAGAATGCTTGGGCTTTCGGAGCGATGTAACCTTCAAGATCTCCATTGTCATCAAGATACTTTTTCCGTGCCTCTAATTCAATGAATGCATATTTTGCTTTCTCTGCCATGAAGTTTGCAATCTTTTCCATTGCTTCCGGGCTTTGATTGATCTGTGGTAGCATTGCTTGGATAAATTCACGGTCAGCGTTTGATGGGTTTGTACCGAGCTTTTTAATATTCGCCAGCAACTGATCACCGATCAAGTTAGCCGCTGATTGAGTATTTGCAAGTCTACGCCCTAATTCCTCGCCACCGAATTGTGGGAATACTGTACGCATTAATGCATATGCACTGGCTCTCCAGTCTGCAAATGGGCCTGTAATCACTTGCCCAGCCTGTACAGCCTCAATCAGATTCTCTTGAATATCGTAGACTGTTGCCGCATAATCGTTTGCTGATGCATAGTCTTCTTCCAACTGAGTCCGGTAACCTGCTTCACGTCGAACATCTTCTTTCGCTTCTGCTTCAGCTTCTGCTTTCTCACGAGCTTCAGTAACCGCAGAACCTCTGACTTCAGCCGCCCCAGCTCGCATATTAGATCGAATTTCGGAATCCAAACGCTGTCTTTCAGCAGGGTCTTGTGTGGAGAAATATTCTTGAACGCCTGCGGCAATTGCTGGGGTATAAGAGCCGTAATCTTTAGGGCTAATTGTACCAAACTTTGCAGTAATCGCATCAGATTTTTTCTTCGCTTCTGCCTTTTGACGTTCAATGTCAAGCTTGTCTTTAGCAAGTTGATTATCAAGTTCTTGCTGTTCCAGTTCTTGTGCACGTTGCATCGCCGCAAAGGAAGCCTGTGACATTCCTTGCTTACGGAACTTATCAGCTAATGACCTGAAATATGCAGACTTTGACATATCTCCGGGGGTACTTTGTACAACTGATTGTGCTTGCCGAGCCATCGTGACACGGGGATCAAACGGAGCACCTATTTCTGCGATGTTGCTGAACAGTCTCCGATTTGCTTGGCTGATAAACTCAGGTGCACTTTCACGGATTTCTCGTCGGACTTGTTGTTCAACTAATTGAGGATTTGCAAACAATCCTAAGACTTGTGATTCTGCCATGTCCGTTCCTTATGAGTAGTATAAATCAGGATTTTGTAATGAGCGAGCGAATGCACCATTACCGCCTCCGCCACCACCGGAGCCACCGAATAACCCTGAACTATACATTTGAGTACCTAATTGACCTAAAGAACTATACAGTGCTTCACGTCCTTCAGCACGGCTGATACCAGCCCTTCCTGATAATTGAGCGATATTGCGGAGTGACTCTGCGTCTCTTCCAGCCGCCTTTAAACGTGCTATCCGTTCCTGTTCTGCTAAACTAAGACCGTATTCCATTTCTGCTCGACCGATATCATATACACCAGCCTCTGCCCCAAAGAATTGTTCCGTTAATCCGAGGTCTTCAAGGATGCGCTTACGAGCTAAGTCCTCGCTTTGAATGGCTGTTGCAAGGTCTTCTTGAGCAAAGATGGATTCAAGTCCTGCAAAGCTGGGTTGGGCGTATTGTCCGGTGCCAACATCTACCCCAAGACCCAGCAATCCTTTAGCGGCTTGTTGGCTGAATAGTTGCTCACGCTGTTTCGCTCGTTGAGGATCTCGCAAAGCAGTAATAGCTTCAGAACGTCTAAGCGCCGCTTCCATTGGATCAGCGGTCAAGTTTGCTAGCACCTCTGAGCCTAACGCACCATACCGACCAGCCCTAGCTTCCATCTCCGGGGTCAGATCAAATCCAACATCGGTTAAACGACCGGCTTCATCAGTTTCTGTTCGGAATGTACCATAAGGACTGGTAAAGCCTACAGCACGAAACTTTGCCGCCTCTGTTGCGTCTCTTCGTGCTCGTTCTTCTGCGGCAATCTGTCGATCAATAGCCGCTGTTCCAGCTTGTGCAGTTCGTCGAGCACCATAAGCACCTAATAAAGAGCTACCAATTGAGAGTGCTGTTCCTATTCCTATTGCCATAATCTGTTCCTGTTAAGCTGTACGTTTCCACATATAAACAACAATGTAGGGCTGTAAGTTATTGTGTGCCTGTCCGCCACCTGTTGATCCTGAAGTGCCAGTAACATCGTTACCGACTGTAGTACCAGAGTCAAAGGAGTTGTTCTGTGATCCTGAGTTAGGCACTGAGTGAGTGTGTGCAGGGATTTCATCAACAGTCAATGTATGCGTTTTAGCACCGCCAGTCTCTTCTGCAGTATCAAAGTCTGTATCACCAGAGTCAATACCTACAGGTACACGCCCTGCACCAAAAGCTGTCCAAGTACCAAAGCCAAGTAGTGTTCCGGGATTGGTGCTATCTGACGCATTAATATACACAGATCCAACAGGCCAAACAGAAGCTAAGTCTACATTTGATACGGCGGTATCCACATAAGCTGTGGTAGCTAATTTAGTTGAATTATTTGATGCCGTTTGAGTCACCCCTGTTGTACCAGTAGGTAGCGAAGGAGTACCTGTAAATTCAGGCGAGTTTGTATTAGCCTTTGTTCCTATCGATGAGGCAATGGCATTGAACTCATTATCAATCTCCGTGCCTTTAACTTTTTTTCGGGTATCCCCAACAGGGTAACCGTCTTTTGCCGCAAAGTTTGTTGCTTTTACATAATCAGACATTTAAACCACCAATTTCCCTGTCTTTGCAAAGATATCAATTTTTTGTATTGACAAAGCACCACCATTCACATCAGCCTCAATACCGATCTGTAATACAGTGCCTCGTCCACCTAAACTTAATGAAATATTATCCAAAATAATTCCTGATGAGTATTCTGCTTCATTGTCAATATCATCATCTGAAAAATATTCATCGACATTATACTCTGATGTAATTCCTTCAGATAATTGAAATGCAGAGCTATCATAATCAATATTGTAATCGAATGCCCACTTTAATGAGGCTTCCTGTTCTGTTGCTCCAATCAAAGCAATGCGGATCTTTTTTAGAATTTTTTCAACTGTAGAACTATCAAAATCAAAATAGTTTGTATAATATGACATACGATATTTTGTACCATTGTCTGTATACCCGTCATATTTAGCAACGTAGGCAGTTTGCCCTAATAATAATGTGTTATCTTTAGTGACTTTAAGCGCAGTGGGTTGAATATCAGTCCAAATCGTCGTTCTCCGACTACCGTCTTGTAAAGGTGCTCGCATGTCAAAACAATACACAAACCCTGTTGACGGGAAAGTAATCAAATAAAAAGCATCTTGTGGAGAATATACGCCTTTAATCCGAAACTCTGTTTCGCTTTGTGTATACTGAACAATGTCATCCCGGACGTTGCGACTGATATCAGTAATTGGTGCGGATTGTTCTTGAATCACACGCCCAAGACTTCGTACACCATCAGCACTTAAAAACACCACATCAGTTCCAACAGCGGCGACAGAATCACGAGCAATACAGCCAATCCCTGTAATGTGGTCAGTCATTTGGAATCCAATACCGGTAGGGTCTTCCGCACCGGCAAAGAATGCAATGTTACGACGACCAAAAATGACTAATCGATTGTTGTAAGCAGTGATTGCTGTCACTGTATCATCTTCACCAAACAGTTCACGGATGTTTAAGTAACCTGTGCCAGTCCCTGCAAACGCTTTAGGCTCTAAAATCTTACTCCAGTAAACTGTGTAGTCATCTCCGACCCAAAGACGGTTAAAACAAGCAGAACCACACGAAGGTGTTGTCGAACCCGGTGCGCTAGTAAATTCAACATATTCGTCTGCTGATCCATCATAGTAGACCATTTGATGTCCTTGCTGGACAAAGACTGATACATTGTTATAACTCAGGATCTGCCAATCATCATCGGTGATCGCAATAGCGGCTTTGGTTGCAGTACCACCAGATGTGTAAGCAGTAAATGCCGAGGAATCGGTACTGTCTAAAGTAAAGGTATCCGCATCAACCACCGTAATTGTGTAGGTGTTAGTGTTCAGCTCAGTCATTCCAACAACACCAGTAATCGTGACTGAATCACCGGTCTCAAAATTATGCCCGGTAGCGGTGATTGAACATGGGTTTGCTTGTGTTGCCCCTGTGATTGTCGCTGACTGTGCAGTTAATTCAACAGGATCTAAACCACTGTCAAGCTTCCACAGCTTGCTGTCAGCGGCAAATAAAGTTGTTAGGCTACCATCAGTCTCTGTGTGCTCACCAATCGCTCTGACAGCTCCTGTGACGCTTACAGACTCATTAGAATATTCAGTCCATCCTTTACGACTACCGATACGACCGAACTTATCGATAACACAGTTTGATGCATCCAATGCAAAGCCACTTGAAATGGTAATACCAGATTCTTGAGTGTTTAGCCCAAAGAAGCCCGGTGCGGCTAGTGTGACACTACGTAATTCACCAGCCACTAAATCTCACTCCAAACAAGTTCATCTGCAAAGTGTCCGGCGTCGATAGCAATATGGTCTGATAACGATTGTGCAAACAGTGCAGATGCTTCTTGTGACATGATGCCACCATCTTCACCACGTTCTGCAATTGCTCTTGCCACTGCACCAAGTATGACAGGCTCAGAAGGAACGGAAAGTTCATCGTTGTTAGTAGATAAGGCGGCTTGTGGGTTTACCACGTTAAAGCGAAGTGTGTACACACCATCTGGTATTGGATACACATTCACTAACGTATCTCCGTCAGCAGAGATTCCGTTGAACCCGTAGTATAAAGGCTTTCCAGTTTGAGGACTAGCGGCGTTTAAGAATGCATCATCCAACCATGTAGACGTGCGTCTTTCCATAAAGAAATTGGAGGTATCATTAACAACATTTAAAACCCTGAACCGGGAACCTGTTGTTTCCAACTCGTAAATATATGAATCAGCGGCTGTGGTAACCGTCAATGTTTCTCTGAGTGCGTTCCAGTTCCATGCATCCTCAACCTGACGCTTGGCATCATTAACGAATTGTCCAATCAGTTTGCTGTATGCGTTTTCGGTAACGCCACTCACTTCACGCTCTCGTAAGCGGATCATGACAGAGTTAACAAGTTCTAAATAGTTCATTACCACTTCACCTTATCAGCCCAATAAGCCGCTGACATCTTACCTTTAGCAATATTCTTTCCATGTCTGGCTTTAAATGAGGCACGTTTTGTCTTCATGCGTTGTGATTCCCCGGCTTTTGGTTTTCCTGCAGTCTTTGCACCCTGCTCTCCAAAGCGAATCGTCTTCACTTGGTCGCCTTCTTTTGCGACTACTACATGGCTTTTCTTTGGATGATTTGGTGTACGTTTTGGTTTATTGTATCCTGCTACACCAGCTCGTTGAAGCCTTGGGTCTTTAGCCATCAGTTATTCCTTACTGCTGTTGCATTCTGTTCAATAACAGAAACAAGAATTGTTGCAGATGCTGAGGCGCTTGCTTGGATTTTATCACCGGCTTCCATCATGATAAATTCATTATACGGGCCGCCGATCTGAAATACATCTTTTGCTGACAGCGTTTTACCATCTAATATAGCTAACGCTGTGGCAGTAGATGCCTTGTAATACGTGAGGTTAAAGGTTTCGTTTGATCCTGACGTATTGGTGATATATACCAGTACCCATTCAGCACGTTTATTGGCTGGAACTTCATAAATATTGGTGAGCGATGTGGTTAACACCGCACCTACTGATCGTTTTGTAGCCATTGAATTATACCATAAAAAATGTTAAATGTCAAATTACTTACGTCTCTTGCCTGATGCAGTGACTTTATGCTTAATAGGCTTTGAAGAAGTCTTACGTTGAATGCTGGATTTCTTCTCAGCGGATGTCATCTTCTGCGCTACTTTTTTAGGTCTACACGCTGGATAAGGTCTTTTACTGCCGCCCTTGGCTGACTTCCGCCCACAAGCTTTACCAGTCTTGAGATCAACCCATTCTTCTTTGAACCATTTGGTTAGCCCGCCTTTAGGCTTACTTGTACGTGCCACCACGTTTCTTGTACTCCTTGGTTAACCAGCCTGATGCATACGCAGAAGGCCAGACTTTATACTTCTTCTTGGCCTCTGCTTTAACTCTGGCATACAAAGCTTTATTTTTTGGTTCTGCCACGCTTTTTCACCTTCTTCAAATCAGCACCAGTGATCTTCTTCCGAGGGGGAGCGACTGCCGCTAGTTTCTTTTGTTTAGGGCTATACTTGCTGTAAGGCATCAGATTGTCTCCAATCGACGACCTGACTTACGACAGCGACCTTGCGCTGTACAGGTGTCTGGTGTTGTACAAGTTGCACACAGGATTGGCGTAGGGGCATCCACAATCGGAGTCTTACGCCGGGTGTTGTTCTTCGGTGCTGTTTTCTTTTTACCATACATCATTTCTTTAACATCTCCATAACGCCTTTACCGGCTTTGACACCGAATGAGGCCAGTACAATCACCATGAGAATCTCATGATACCAAATCGGCAAAGTTGCCAATGCGTCGAATCCCCGCTGTATATGTGGAACCATGTCTGGAATAAAAACAAGTATCAACGGGATGCTGAACACTATCGTTAACCACTCGTCTTTCCACGAGTTCTTGGATGCCTCTGCCATGATGCGTTCCCAATCCGCTGTGGACTGTGCCGCTGTTTTCAGTGCGGTGGCTTTGGCCTCTGCGGTGGCCTTGGTTGATTCCGCCTTGGCACTGACCCATGTACCTGCCAAGTTCGTGATAGCTGTGACTAACCCAATCATGAGGCATTTCCTGTTACGTCCGTCTGTATACAAATTGCATCGTAGTTCATCTTAGGCTGAGGTGCTGTTGCCATGAAATACTCACGGGCTTCAAAGCACTCGTCCATTGTGGCAAATGGGCCTTGAGGATAAACGGCATAGCCATCAGACTGAATTAGGATTGCAAATAATAACCACATAGGTGACCTACTGTTTACTTAGCCAGTAGAAGATGTATATCACCAAGCCAACGGCTGAGAGAACGCTAACGCCCAAACAGATGCTAATACAAAGATCAACAATTTGTTTTTTACGTTTAGCTTTTTTGGCTTTCTTAGCTTTCTCTGCGGCTTCACGGCTTTCCTTCATCTTCCTTTGGTAGTCTAACCAATCTGTCCATAACCCGGCTCGCCCTTGCCAGATCATCATCTGTTTCAGAGTATCCTCATATTCTTTGAGTTGCTCTGTAGCCATGAACGCTTCAAGGTCAGACTTATATCCGTGTTCATGTGCTTTCTTTTGTATCTCAGCCTTCAGGCCAAAGTAGTCTGCTAGTGCCTGTCCTGCCTCGTACAGTTCTTTACCATTGGCGATGGTTTCCTTAATAACACCAAAGGCGGCATTGGCGGCGGCTAGTTCAGCGATCACTGGTGTAACTCCTTTAGCCTACCGGACATGAAGAATACGTTTTGTGGGTTGCGTAATGTTCTTAAAAAATTAACCATTGGCTGTGCATCCAGTATTCGTGCACGTTGCCTGCGTATTTCTTCATTCTCCAATTGTGGCCCTTGCCACCACCAGAGTTTCTCTGTATCGTCGTACTGATCCATCCCACAACAATACACTTTATCAAAGCTCATGTAATCAGCACTCCAAATTGCTAAAGCCCCTGAGTAGTTATGATTCTGCATCTGTCGAACACAGATAAAATCTTTGTCTTCAGAATCTTCAGGCACAATCCGTGTGATAAAGGTTGTTGGTTGGTCTTGTACAGTGCTCCAAAGTTTTGTATCAATAAAGACTAAGTAGTCTAAATCCAGAATCATTGAATGTTGATTGACTCCAAAGATCACATCAACATCAGGCAGTCTTCTTATGTCCGTTGGAAGACTTGGGCCTCCTCCTAAGATTGCACAAGTTTGTCCTTGGTGTTTTTTCTTTAGACCTTCAATATATTCAATTGCCATCGGGAGGACTGCGGCCTAGCATCTTTTGCACTGTTTTAGTTTCATAAATACGAATGACTGTCCAAACAATCGTAAACAGTGCCGCCATTGGAGGCAACAGATCACCAAGAGTACCTACTACTGTAACTACACTTAAACCATCTACGAGAGTTTTCGTGCTTTCTGTTGCCATTTCTTTCACGCCTTGTCCTTACTTAGTTACCCTAACAAACACATTGAAAACGTGCCAGATGCTGTAATAGTAAATGATGCCGCTTGACCATTTAAATTTAAACGCACAGTGTCATCTTCAGTTAATTTAATTGCTTCAGATATCTGTAAGCTAAAATAATCTGTGGCACCAGAGTTTGCATACACTTGGTGTATTTCAGATTCATTCACTTGCAGTTCTAAGTAGTACAGACCTGATGTATACGAATTGATTTGTAGTGAAGCATTGATCTGGTACACACCTGTTGTAGGTACGGTAAACGTGTAAGTAGTGTTATCATAGTCACCACCGGTATCATGATCTTCTGTGCTGTATACAACAATGGCATCCGCTGTAGGAGTCCAAGCAGACGCTGTTGCTCTAAAGCTAGGCTGTGTCGTTGCTGTATAGCTACCAAGTTCTGTACCGGGTTCAAAGTCACCTGAAGTCGAATTGTAAATCAAGATGTCTTTATTAGCAACACCAGTGGTATCCACATCACCTAAGTCAGTCAGATCAATAACTGTGGAGACGTTGGTTAAACCAGAACCATCCCCACTGAACGATGTTGCTGTACAGGTTGTGAAAGTTCCTGTTGTTGGTGTTGTCCCACCAATCACGGTGTTGTCAATTGTGCCACCTGTGATAGTAACTTCACCAACCCCAATTAAGGAAGCGCCAGTGGTTGTACCAGAACCTCTGTAGATTGCCATTATGCAAACACTCGCTGTGGTGTGACTGGAGTGACTCCAAAGGATTCATCTAATGCTTCAAACATATCACGATACTCTTCAGAAATTAATCTGACATTGACATGATAGCCTGCAACAGCAGTCATCTCTGGGTAGTCATTACCTTCTGAGTCGGTCAGGGTATTGCCTGTTGCCTGATACATCGTACCGATTGTGTCGATGGCATAGTCATGCCCAAACTTAATCAGCACAGTGTTGTCGTCCTCGTCCTGTGTCGTAATGTCAGCAAGCTCTGACATCATCTCCGACTCACTGGCAAACTTCAGGAAGAAGTCACGCTTCGGTGCCGGGATTAACTCTTCATTGATTTCATCTGTCACGATGTGATCTCCTGTAGTTCAGTGTCTGATAGTCTGCGTGGGAAGTATTGAATCTTTTTGATGTGGCCGCATATAAAAGAAGATGTCCCGGTTTGGTTGCCAATATTTAATGTAACAACTTGATCCGGTAGTGAGCCTGAAGTATCAAGTGAGGGATTACCACCATCTGTAGAAATACCGAAATTGTCTTGTTGGTAACCATAGGCACAGCGCACAAACGCTATCTCTGTTTGCGTGGAGCCTTTGTTTATTGATGCTTGCGTGGTGGATGCAATAGTAATTCCTTTTACTGCGCTAGATACGTTGCTTCTCACAAGATGACGATTGTTGGAGTCTTCTTTTAGCTCCCAATAATATCTAAGTCCTGCAACCTCAAATGTTTGCCCTTCAAAGAAAATCGTACCCTCATCCTGATTATACCCAAACGCACTCGTGGCAATGCTCGCCACATCCGCAGAGCGTGTGACGGTGGAGCCGGAGGTGGGGATGTAACTGGTTGGGAAAGAACCTTCTTCGACTTGCAGTCCCCAGAAGTAAAGACCA